CGCAGGAGTAATTGACTGGTGATATGATTATACAAGATTTATCTGAACAGCTTATTATAGATAGTTTATCTGACTATCTAAACAATATTGAAACAAAACGCACAAGAGAGCGTGAGTACCTTCTTGATTTTTATGAGGGGTTCAATATGGAGAACTATGTAGGGGAGTATTTTGGCTCAGAATCCCTACAGCAAGTCCCCATGTTTGCCCAGAATCTCACAAGGCGTGTATGTAAGGCCAGAGGGCAAGCTTATAAACGACCCCCCAGAATGAAGGTCGATGATCGCTATAAGGACTTTGCAGACATCCAAGACCTTAACGCCAAGCGCAGACAATTAGAGCAAACTACATTTCTCTTAGGGACTATGGGCTTTCGAAGTCTCTGGAACCCAAGGCGTAATAGGGTTGAATTTGAATTACTTCCTTTCGTAGAGCCATTATTTTTACCAGGAGAAAAGGAGCCTTTCGGGTGCATTTACGCTATTGAAAACGAGGGTTTAGCCAAACTTACTAAACAGGAGTTTATTGTATGGACTGCTGAGAGAGACGGTAAACCAGGCAGACATTTCGGGATTGACGCAAACGGAGACAAGTTTTCTTTTAATGAGGGGGATGTTAACCCCTACGGTATCATCCCGGTATCATTTGTTCATCGCTACCCGCCTATAAGGGATTTCTTTGTGGGTGGTGCTGAAGATGTAGTAAGGGCTGACCTTGCATTATCTGTAGCGGCTATGGAAATATCACTGTGTATCAGACTTGGTGCTATTGGCGTAAAGTTTGTCACAGGCGTAGATGACAGATCACGCATTTCTATGGGTGTTGATAAAATATTATACCTTCCAGAAGGCGCAAATTTTGGCGTTACTGGCCCATCAGCAAGTATAAGTGATTTAATTTTAGGTGCGAAATACCTTGTTGAGACTACTCTCAATAACAATCAACTCAGAGTAAAATTTATTGATTCTCATGGCAATGCAGAATCCGCAGAAGCCTTGAGGGTACAGGAGATAGACAATTATACCGAAGTCCAAGCCAACATCGAAGATACCTGGAGAGCATGGGAGCATAGGCGTTTTGAGATTGACAGACGCATTATTGAAGTACAAACAGGCAAGAAACTTGCTGATGAATATCTGGTAGACTTTGAAGAGCCTCAAGTTCTATCACCATCTGAAGAGAGAGAAATGTTCACCTGGTTATTCCAGAACAAGCTTGCCACTCGCCAAAGCTATCTTATGCTTAAAAATCCCGATATGCTCCCAGAGGATGCAGAAGCCTTATTATCTGAGGTAGACGAATCCGAAGCACAACCAGAACAGAACAGGCTCCTCAATAGACTACAAAGCTAATGCCGCTATCGAATACTATTGATAGTGCAGTTGCAGACTTTGAAGCCAGACTCACCGAAGCTCAAGACCAATTCACCCAAGATGTAGAAGAATTAAGGGAACAAGGTCTATCCACAGAAGAGATACTTGCAATTTTAGCTGGTATTTCAATGGTGGATTACTGGCTTTCAGACCTTCAGATGCAGCAAGCGGTCAATCGCTTAATGATCTCATTCGACACACTTTTAGACGATGCAGTATTCTTTGGTAAGGTATCAGAGACGCAACTTGTAGCGCTTCGCAACATGCAGCAGGCATCCATCCTGAGATACACAACTGACATTGGTGAGAGGGTAAGATTATCCTTAGTCCAGGGGGTACTCCAGAAAATGCCACAAAAAAGCATTAAAGCCATGCTGTTAAGAGATTTAACGATAAAACCGTATCAGGTAGACACAATTATCACTACCTCAATGGCTACCTACTCAAGATCACTCACGCTTTTACAATTAGAACAAAATCCAACTCAATCTCTCATTTATCAAGGCCCAATGGACTCTAAGACCAGACCAGTGTGTATCCGCATGTTGAAAGAAGGCGGGATGACACAAGCCCAGGTAGAAGCCAAATATCCAGGCGCATTACGAGACGGTGGCGGCTTTAATTGTCGGCATCAGTGGGTTGCATTGTCACCTAAGACTCAAAATAGGGACATACAGCAAAGAGCTAAAGTGGCGTATCAGGGTATGGTAACAAAGGCGAAGCTGAAGGGCAGATCGTTCAGCATCCCACAAACATTAGAGCAGTATTATAATGATTAATCTTCAAAAAGCGTTCAAGTTCGGCAGGCCATTCTTTCAGAGTGTAGGCCGTATTATTTTAAAGATCCACAGAAGGCGCATCTTCCATGAGGGGCGCAATGCTGCTGGAAATCCCTTTATAGCATATACCAATGCTTATCGTAAAAGAAAGATGGCAGGCAAGGCAGCGCCCAATCAGGTAAGTAAAAGTGGAAAGCCTGATTTGACACTTACTGGCAAGATGCGAGAATCGTTTAATTATTTAAAGTCCTCTGCACATGGATTCGAGTATGGAATCGAAGATCCAGATATGGCAGAGCGCATGGAATTTCAGGGGCCACAAAAGAAATCCCGCAAAAGATATGTATCAACAAAACAAAACCCTCTACCCCCTAACGAGCAGAAGCTAATTATGCGTGAAATGCAGAACCAGCTTATTAAGAATTTCACTAAAGAGATTCGCAAGAACGGAATGGGGTACAAGGTGTACACCATATAGGAGATATTATGGAAACGGACGTAAAAGTCGAGCAGCAGGCTCAAGCCCAAGAACAGGCCAATGTTCAAGAAAGCACCAATGCAAGCGCTGAAATTGGAACGCTTATCGCAGATGCGAAGAAGTACAGACATCAGCGCCAGGAAGCTGAAGCAAAGGTAAAGGAATTGCAGGATCAACTCAATGTTAATCAAGAAGCAGAAATGCAGAAGAACAATGAGTGGAAGGATCTAGCTACTAAGTACAAGTCTGAACGAGACGAGTACAAATCTCAGGCAGAAGAAGGTCTACAGATTAAAGAATCTGTGCGAAAAGACCTACTAAATCAGCTATCTGACGAGGATCGTGAATTTGCGATTGATCTGTCAACTTCTAAGTTGCAGAAATTCGTAAAGCGGTCAATTAATCAGACAGTTAAAACGAATGAATCTTATTCTACTCCGATGCCTGATAGTTCAGTTAATCCATTCGTGGATATGACAAAGGAGCAAAGGCAGGGGAATTGGGGTAAGGTTATTCAAAACTACGCTAAAAAATAGCGTAGAAAGGTAAAACCTTATGGCATTATCAGCAGATTTCGCTGGTGCTTCAGTCACCGCAACCACTGCTGCCAACTTTGAATGAATTGGAGTTGTAAAACCTTGCTATATGCTGGAAAGCCCTTAGAGCTAAACATACCGACTGCCAAGTCATTAGGTGAAAATTGTTTAGATTGGGTAATCAGCAGGGAAGTGGTGGCTCACCCCTCAACGACTACACGCAAAGGCGTTATTATAACGAAGATATAGTCTGGACTCATGTGAGAGCATGAGAAATAGTTAGAAATAGCTATTCGCCTTGTATAAGGTCATAAAAGTAACAGGACGATTCCCGAGATTTGGACTGACGGAGTTAAGGCATACATAGAACGCAACCTTGTGTTCGAACAATGTGTGGATACTTCTTTGAATGGTCTGGTCAAAGGTAGGGGTGATGTGTTTCATATCCCGAAATTGGCAGAGGTAAGTGACGCAGCTAAAGCAGCGGAAACTATCGTAACATACGCAGCATCAACGCATGCAAAGTCCGATCTAACCATCGACCAGCATCGTTATGCCGCAAAATTAGTAGAGGACATAGCGAGTGTCCAATCCATACCGGGTCTTTTTGAAAAAGAAGTATCTGGCATGGGTTACGCTTTAGCTAAGACTTATGATGCGTACATCGAATCAAAAGTCGAAGCAGCTACTACTAATAGTACAGCTCTTGGAACAGACAATGTAATCACAGCAGCAGAAATTCGTGGGGGCATGAAAACCCTTATGGAATCTGATGTAGACACTAATCAGTGTCATTTCGTTGTTTCTCCAGCGCTTTACACCGCAATGCTCGGAATCTCAGATTTCGTGGATGCTTCTAAAATGGGCGCAGGCCCATCTGGATTGTTGAATGGACAAATTGGGATGCTTTACGGCATGCCGGTTCTGCACTCAACAGTCATGGGATCATCAGCCTCTACAGGAGTGGAAGTGGGATACATTTTCCACCCCAGCGCGGTAAGCGCAGCTCGACAGTTAGAACCGAGAGTTCAATCAGAGTATTCTGTTGACTTTCTTGGAACTAAAGTCGTAGCAGACATGCTCTACGGAGCAGTTACAGTTTTTGAGGGAAGAATTCAAGAATTCAAGAATCCTTAATTCTTAATCATTAACAAAATAGGAACAAAATGGGGGGTGTTTTTCATCCCCCATTCCTTAATTATGTTCAGAACATACGATTATAAATGTAAAAATTGTGAAAAAGTCTTTGAATCCATGACTAAAGTGGATGAAAAGGCTCAGTGCGCTTGTGGATCTACCGATTTGAAACGGCTTATGGGCGCACCTTTATTTGAGTTAAAGGGTAATGGTTGGCCTGGAAAAGAGTTTAAGGCTCAATCCGACTGCAAACGCATGGCTAATGGTCAAAATATATAAGTGTAGTCTAAACCTCTTTAATTGAAGTCTATTAACAGGGGAACTTAAATGGCTAATTACAATTCAGATTATACTGGAGCGCAAATTGACAGCGCAGTATCCAGAGCAAATTCAACCGATGTAACCGCAGGAACAATCGCAGCAAGTAAGGCAGTTGTTGTTGATTCCAACAAAGATATAACAGGATTTAGACACATTACTGCTACTGGTACGGTTACAGCAGCAAATGTATCACTCACAGGAAATGTAGATTTAGGTGATGCCAGTGGCGATACGGTCACGATCACAGGGTCTATTGACTCCAATCTAATACCAGCAACAGACGATACTTATGATATAGGTTCAGCGACCTACGCCTGGCAAGATTTATACTTAGAAGGTGACATTACATTCTCAGATGCGGGAACTCTTTCCACTACAGCCGGGGACTTGACAATCAATGCCGGGTCAGGTGAGATACAATTTGGAAATGAAAATTTAACAACCACAGGAACAATCGACAGTGGGAGTCAGGCAGTCACAGGCAATGTAGTCGCAAGTGGGACAGTTTCTGCGGAACAGCTCACAAGTTCAGATGATCTAACAGTTTCTGGCCTTGCTACCATCGGTGAGACTCTTGGGGTGACAGGCGTGGCCACTTTTACAGCGCAATCAGTACACAATGGAGGATTGAGTACAGGCGCTTTAGTTTTAAACGATGGTTCAATTACAGATACAAGTGGAACTATAGATTTTGGGGATGAAAATCTTACAACTACAGGCACTTTAAGTGCTGGTGTAATCACAGGCACAGGCTTTACCATCGGTAGTGCCGCTATTATTGAATCAGAATTAGAAACCATAGATGGAGTTACGGCTGGAACGGTAGCCGCAAGTAAGGCTGTTGTTGTGGATTCTAATAAAGATATTGGAACATTTAGGAATCTCACGATAGACGGAGTATTCACAGATGGTAACTACACATTCGACACAAGCGGAAATGTTAGTGGTCTTGGCACTGTTGGGTCTGGAGCGATTACTTCATCCAGCACTGTCCAGGGAACAGTTATTACAGCAACAACTGGTTTTGCGCCTGACGCGCAGGATGGCGCTTATTTAGGTACTTCATCATTACAATTTAGTGATTTATTTTTAGCAGATGGAGCAGTTGTCGCTTTTGGCGATGATGGAGATGTTACCTTAACTCATGTAGCAGATACTGGCTTATTATTAACTGACGATTCTGGTGTAGGCACAACTCAATTACAATTTGGTGACTCAGGAACATACATTTATCAGAAAGCCGATGGGCATTTAGGGCTTGTTGGTGATACAGAAATTGATTTATCAGCTACCACAATAGATATTAATGGTGCGGTAGCTTTCGATGGCGCATTAACAGGCATAACTAATATTACTTTATCTGGTACTTTATCAGATGGCAATTATACTTTTGACACAAGCGGAAATGTTTCGGGATTAGGCACTATTGGATCTGGAGCAATCACAGCTACAGGCACAAGCTCCTTTGCTACGGCTGTTCAAACACCTTTAATAGAATATACAGATGGAGACGATGCTATCACAATCGCTGATGGCGGTGGAATTACAGCAGCCGCAGGGATTACTTCTA